ACAACCTATACTAGAGCACGTTATAAAAAACAAAAAAGAGCTACTTATAGTGGCAAAAGTTGATCAACAGCTAAAATCAGCCCTTATGATGAACAAAGTAAAGGGTAATATTAAGGTAAATATCATAGATTTACCAGGCTTTGGTCCTACTAAGCAAGATACAATACAAGATTTAGCGTTTTTAACAGGTGCAACAGTAATAAACGAAGAACTTGGTGATGACATGGATTTAATTACCATTGATTGTCTTGGAAAAGCTGATAAAGCTGTTACAAACGATAAAAATACTGTAATAACTACTATAGACCTTGGTGAAAATTTATCAGAACGTATAAAAAACGTTAAAAAGGCTATAAAAAACGAAAAAAACCCGTTTTTAAAGAAAAAAATCCAAGAAAGACTAGCTATGTTGTCTGGAAAAGTAGGTATGGTCAAAGTAGGTGCAGCGTCTAAGGTAGAGTTGAAAGAAAAGAAAGATAGAGTAGAAGATGCAGTGTATGCTACTAAAGCAGCTTTGAAAGAAGGTATAGTGCCAGGTGGTGGTATAGCTCTATTAAATGCAGCTCAACAAATAAAAGCAAATGGTTGGGGTGAAGAAATACTACTCAACGCTATTAAAGCGCCGTATTACACTATATTAGATAATGCTGGTATAATTGAATCTGTAGAACCTACTGATGGTAAAGGGATAGATGTAACAAATGGTAATACGTGTGAAATGATTAAACATGGTATTATAGACCCAGTACTTGTTACTAAGTCAGCGCTTAAAAACGCAGTAAGTGTTGTAGCTACTATTATATCTGCTGATTGTATAATTTCAAACATGAGAACAAATGAAAGCAATTAACAACTATATAGTAGTTCAAAAAATAAAACAGGGGCCAAAGACAGTTGGTGGGCTTATACTTACAGAAGACGTAGACGTAGACAACAGGTATGTAAAGGCTACTGCAATATCTGTAGGTAATCTTGTAGAAGGTATAAAAGAAAAAGACGTGGTTTATTATGATAAGCATGCTGGTCACGGAGTTCAGTATAAAGATACCTTATACCAAGTTATTAAGTCAGGTGATGTTGTATTGGTAGATTAATGAGGCTAACAGCTCAAGACCTAAGAGAAATGAACATACTTAAGTATTACAGGCTTACTAGAAAGTGGGCTTGTAAGACTTACGGTATTTTAGATGCAGACTTAGAATTATTATTTTATTTAGATTGTGAAGGAAGATTCACACGAAAAGATTTCATGGACGGAGTATATACATTTTCTTGGGACAAAGCAAGGTGGGACAGGCTTAGGCAACAAGGGTGGATAGATGTTTGGAGACATAGAAATCGTACAACTATTAAATATAGTGTGTACAAAACATCGTATAGATGTAAACAGTTGATAAATAGGATTTATAGAATCTTATTAGGGGAGGAAGACATGCCTACTTCAGAAAGAAGTATATTTTATAACAACCGATCATATACTGATAAAGTTTACAACAAAGCTATTGACGATATGATTAAGGATAAAAACAGATAATATTATGCCAGGAGGATCAAAAGCAGGAGGTGGCCTAAAAACTAAAAAAGGCTACGGTAAAAAAGGAAAAAAGAAAAAAAAGAAATAGTGGAGATTTTTAAAGATAATAATAACTGGAATGAGAAGTCTATTATTGGAGCTGTAGCATTTATTATAATGTGTATGGTTATGGTGCTAGACTTGCTCACTGGTTGGCTAGGTAGAGACTTAGCTATAAACGAATTTGTGTATGACTCATTTGTACTAGTAGTACTAGGTTGTTTTGGTATTGCTGGTCTAGAAAAATTTGCGAAAAAATGAAATATTGTAAAAAATGCCGTAGGTTCAAAAAGAACTGCGGATGTTAGGTAAGTTATTTTCAGGTGGTGCTGCAGACCTTGTAAAAGGTGTTGGTAGCGTTATTGATAATCTACATACATCTGGTGAAGAAAAATTAGCTGCAGAAGCTAAAATAAAAGAATTAATAGCCAACTATCAAGTTGAGATGGAAAAGAACATTACATCTCGTTGGCAAGCTGACATGAATTCAGATTCATGGCTAAGTAAAAATGTTCGACCGCTAGTTTTGATATTTTTAGTAACGTGTACTATGTTACTAATATTTATAGATGCTGGACAATTAAATTTTAACGTGAAAGATTCATATGTTGATTTATTACAATTAACATTAATAACCGTGATCGGTGCGTACTTTGGTGGACGATCATTGGAAAAAAGAAGAAAATAGATGAATGTCAATTGGAAAAAATATCCTAAACAAAATAAGTTAGATGATAGAGATAGTATTATTATTTCCAAGCCTGATGGTTCAACTAAAAACTTACCAGTAAGCGCACTTAGAGTAAAACTACAACAAGCTAGTGCCGCTACAACCTGGACATTAAAACATAATTTAAATGGAAAGCCCTCAGTCACTTTAACTGATTTAATTGGTAATAACGTTTATGCTGATATTCTTTATGACTCTAATAGTCAAATAACAGTAACTTTTACAAACGCGACAGCTGGTTATGCTTATCTTAACTAACATATAAAAACATGCCTAAATTTTTAAATAATCTAGATCTTAATGGTAATCAACTATTAAATCCCGTAATCCACGTAGCTCCGGTACAAACTGGAACAAACGGTCCTGACGGTACTACAGGTGGTACTGAAGGACAAATATTTTACAACTCTCACGCTAACCATAGGGCTTTATACTATAGAGGGCCAGATAGTGGTACTAATGCTGGTTGGAGGCCTGTTGGTGATATTACAGGTGTTACTTTTACAACTGATGATTCAACAACAGTGTCTAACACAAGTGGATCTGCAGCTTTTACAATAACCGGTGGTGAGGGTATAGACACTAGCTCTACTGGAACAACAATAACAATAGCAGGTGAGTTAGCCACAACAAGTAATAAGGGTGTTGCTTCGTTTAGCTCAGACAACTTTGCTGTAAACTCTGGTGTTGTTACTATAAAAAACGCCGGTATTGATTTAACTACAGAAGTTACTGGTATTTTACCAGACGCAAACTTATCAGCTAACACAGCACATTTAGATACTGCGCAAACATTTACTGCGGCAAAGACGTTTTCAAATGCTAACAAACTATTATTCAGAGACGCTGCAATATACTTAAACTCCTCTGCAGACGGTCAACTAGATATTGTTGCAGATACTGAAATACAAATAGCTGCAACTACAATAGACATTAATGGTAACGCTGATGTAAGTGGTAACCTTGTTGTTGGTGGTTCTTTAACAATTGCTGGTAGCACAACGGTAGTTGACACAAACACAGTGTCTACTGGGGATTCAATGATTGAGCTTGCTAAAGATCAAGGCACTAGTGCTGACACGGTTGACTTTGGTTTTTATGGTGTGTACGGTGAAAGTAGTACAGCTAAGTATGCTGGTGTATTTAGAGATCAAAGCGTTAGTGGTGCTCCATTTACTTTCTTTGACAGTTTACAAGCAAAGCCTGGTACATTAGTAGATACTAACGGCACTGGTTATGACCTAGCTGATATAGTAGCTGCAAACGGTAATTTTGAAAGCTTAACAATACCAGATAATGCTATTGCTGTAGGTAAAATTGCAGGTGGTACTTTACCATCAGATGTTAAAGTAACTAATGCAAACTGGACTAGTACAGATCTTTCTGTAGCAAATGGTGGTACTGGTAGATCAACTTTTACTGCAAAAGCAATACTATTAGGTAATGGTACAAATGGTATAAACGAATTAACTGTTGGTTCTGCTGGGCAGGTACTAACTATAGACGGTGCTGGTAACCCAACATTCTCGGCTAACACAGGTTCTGTAGCTGCGGCAACAGTTCTTGTTGCTAATCAATCTACTAATGATACAGAAATGTTCTTGGTTCTTAACAATGTTGCTGGAGATGGTAATGCTCATTCACTAAAAACACACGCTGGGGCTAAATATAATAATGAAACTGGTGTTATTACGGCAAGTGGATTTACAGCTGGTAATACATCTGTTAATAGTGCTGG